CACCCATCAGAAGTTCTCGAACGTCTCCAAAAAGAGAAACCAGATACACCAATGGAAGAACTTGTAAAGGAAGCGGATAAGATTGTCGCGGAAGAAATCGAAGAACGAAGAAAGAAACGTGAAGAAGAAGCTAAGGAAGCGCGCGAAAAAGAAGCTAAAGAAAGAGGGTTTGATTCGGTAGAGGCGATGCAAAAAGCTGATGCCGAAGCTGCTGCATCCACAGAAGCCCAGGATAAGAAAGGTGAAGATACAGTTGAAGAAGGGGAAGAAGTAGAATCCAAATAATTAATTTTGTTATATAAATGTAAGTATGTTGAGTATTATATTAAACATAATCACCATTCTTATTGTTTTAGTTATGGTTAATTTATTTTTACGATTGTATAAAGATCGAAAAGATAAATCAGGTACCGAAAATGTAAAAGCTTCTGATGTTGCGAAAGATTTACTAAAGGATCCACTTGTTGTAAGTCGTGCATATTTTACAGAACCCAAACTTGGTTCTATAGGCGATTTTGAAGGACAACAGACACCATCAGAATATTTATGGATAAGTGGTAAACCTATCCAGGTCGAAGAATAACAGGTTGCATTGTTTTACCCATGAAAAAACCTAATATAAATGATACGAATATAATTACGTACGCTGATTTATCTAAATTTGAAAATATATCAGTTTTTTCTGGTAAAGGGGGGTCGTAATATTGATGTTGCGGAGGCGGAAAATAGTATTGTTCATTGTTTTCGGGCTCGTGCTCTTTTTCATCGTTATTTTCTTTATTTACGAATTCATCTGGATTGTATTCTATAGGAGTACCAACTTCAGCTTCCATTTTATAAAAAATACATTTATTTTTTTAAGCTTATTATTACTCATCTTCATCTTCGTCATCGTCTACAATAAACCCCTTTAGATTTCCATTTTCATCCATATCTTCGTCATCATCTTCAAAATCATCTTCATCGTCAGTTTCTAATAAATCCTCATCGTCACTATCGATATCAGATTCAGTTTCATAATCTTCATCGGAATAGTCGTCTTCTGGTATATCTTCTACTGGATCAAGACGTTCAGGAACTTTAGATATCCTACCAGAACGAGTACGTGTTCCATTTACATTAGTTTTTGTCATTATACTTCATTTTATGTCTATTCTTTTAAATAGGTTGTTTTTTATTAAGAGATTCGTTTATTAAAATAAGTTCAAATTCGGCGTTTAATTGATTTGCTAATGTATCTATTTCTTCTACGACACTTGTATCACTTGAAACTGTATAAAGAGCGAGTTCGCGTAAATTTTTAATGGCCCTGTCTAATAACTTTTCTGAAATTTCTACATGTGATTTGTATTCTATAGCCATGTTCATGTTCGCTAAAAATTCCTTGTATAAAACTTTATTTAGTCCTGAATAAGGAAGTGTTTTTCTCATTATTTCAGTTATATGTTCGGTACCAGTATCTTTCTTAATTAAAGAAGATGCCATGTATATCATAACCACGATTAAGAGTACAGCTAACATTCTATAAAGTACGTACAATTTTATCTGTGAGAATGTGTGCACGACATTTACATTTACACACTTGTTGAATTTGATTTTTTGTGATAGTAAAATTTACATTTTCTTTACATGTATCACACACACCTGTGATATTCACAATGTATTTTTTAGGACCTATTTTTTTGATAGATTCGATATGAAATGTTTCTTTTTGTAAAATATACTTTTTTATAAACTTTTCGATAAGTTCATTGGGATTATGTACTTTATTTGGCTCGGGGCTTTTCTTTTTAGGTACATAAGATTGAACTTTACCATCTTCGTAGAGAACATCTGTAATTTTTTTGGGTAATTGGTGTCGCCTTCCTGAAAAATCTTTACAAAACCCATAAAATCGACCTTTCATAGTTTCACAGTTACAAAAACATTTTTGTGCTATAGTATCACCTATTATATGAAACCATATATGATTTGAACTATGCGTACGTCGTAAATTTTCGCAATACTTGGACGTCGTCGAGACTAAAAATTGATTTTTATGTTTGTACATCTTTGTAATATTTGCAGATCCCTGACCTTCGAGGTGTTTACATATAAATTCTTCAATGAGAAGTAAAGCCTCTTGGTTTTCAAAAACGTTTTTTGTTTGTATTTTTGTAAATGTACCTTCATCATGTTTTTTAAAACTTCCTTCTACTGTAACTGGTTTTTCACTCTGTGTGCGTAAAGTAGCCATGTGTAGTATATCAACGGAAGGGTTTTGACTTGTTTTTTGTAACATTGATAAAGGACCATGTTTATATACAAAAATGGGTAAATATTCACTTTGTGTTTCTTTACCTGACTGATTACATGCATCACACCCCTGACCAGAACACGCTTCGTGTTTCCCCCTTTTGTGTGACCACGGCATACGAAATCCACTTCCCTTTGTATTACGTGAAGAATTTCCATATACCGAAATATCGACAATATCTTTCCAATCACGCGAACCATACGCTAGGTTTAGTGTATTTATAACGTGTTCCCTTAGAGATAAAGCTGATGCACGATTTACTACAAAACCTGACCAGTTGATATGTATCCCAGTTTTAATGAGATATCCAATTGGTTTTGGTTCGGCAACGGATATTAAAGCATCTTTACCACCGAACTTGGAAACTTTATCGCATATGACTTTACATATGTCTTTAATTTGGTCAAAGGTTAATTCATCGTCGTCCTTATAATCAAGGTCCATGAAAAAATTATAGTTTTCGGTTTTTTGTTCAACGACGAAAATTTTTTCACCGGAATTATAAGCTTCTATACATTTTTCATAAAATTCATTCAATCTATCAAATGGCACAGAAAGGACACCACCGTCCATGAGCACATGTGATAGATCGGAGTTGTTAGCAAAACCCTGGTCTTTACACCAGAGTTTAAACATACTTACCAATCATACGTTTTAATTTTTTATATTACTTATTCATCTTCGTATTCGTGATGCCATATAGAACGTCTATAAGACACTTCTGGGAATTCTTCTTCTTCTGATAATTTTTTCTTTAAAACAAGGAGTTCGTATACTTTATCATCTTTATGTAACTCAATGTATCTCGTAGCACGTTCTGGTGTATATGCATGTCTATCTACGAGAAGTTCGTGAATTTGTGATAAAATGTAATTCTTGGACTTCATTATTTAATAGAAAAGGTTTTTCTATCGAGAGAAGTTACACACGCATAGAATTCCGGGTTATTGAGTACATTCTTAACTATACGATCCCATTGTTTCTTTGTACTGAATTCTGCAAGTGTTTCAAAATTCATGAAATCGTTTTCGTCATGTGTCCTTTTAATAGGCTGTTTCTGTATTTTACGGAGATTCATTTTCTGTTTTTCTTCATTGAACTTTCTTATGAGTTCAACCTGATCCTGTATTGTATAATTCACAAAAAATATGAATACGTTATATTCTAATTCTACACCTGGGGATTCTTTTACTGTAAATTTGAAATCTGTATATTCCCCTTTCTTTAAAGAAACAACACCCCTTGTTTCTTCTTCGAGCTCTCGTAGAGCACACCTGAGTGGATTGGGTATTTCTCTTCGCCTGCACCCTCCGGTGACGAAAATCCAATCTTTGAACCTTCGATCCCGGACGGTGAGAAAACGTGGTTTATCACCTACAAATGTAACTGGTACTGCTATTGCTTTGTATTTCTTCATTGCTCATTAGCAAGTTATAATTGAATAAGATGATTATTCTGAAGAATCTTCTTCGGGATTTTCAACTTGGGTTATCGAAACACTTTCTTTTTTTGGATGTATTTCACACACCTGTTTTGTATCAGTTTCCTCATACAATTCTTCGGGGTCTGGTCTGGATAAATGTGCCATGAGATTTCCATAAAATCCCTTTACATTTTCCATTTCTGATTTTGTTTTGTTAAGTTCTTTGTACATGTATACTGTGGCAATAATACACATGAGCACGGCAACTATAGTCGCGGTATCGCGGTCGAGAGTAAACATTATATATAAAAATACGTTTCAAGTTTTTAAGTTCTTATAATCGCACCCATATTTGTTCTTTTATCTTTGGGACACTCGTATCCCATTTGTGCAAATTGGATTTCTTGGTAATGTCCCTCTTTACACTCTGCATTTTGTAAAGGTGGTTTTTGTTCATTTACCAAATGATTTAAAGTACCTGATTTTGGATCGTATGTTAATACAAAAATAAAACCTATGAGAAAGATTAATTGCCAAAACATTTATAATAAGTGGCTAAATTAAATTAAGTTAAATTAGTTAGAATACATCAAACCACCCATACCGTTTTCAATGCGGAGGATGTTATAGTTGACGGCGTATACAGTTTGATCGAAGATTTTGTAATCGGAAACGAGTCTTGCCGAATCGAGTCTACTGAAGTTGAGGGACCCGGTTGGTTGGAGCTTAGCTGTATTGAGACAAAATGGTAAGAGAATTGTAGAATGAATTTCAGCTGCACAATACCCATAATCTGTGTGATACCAGAATGGGGTTTCTACAAAGTGTGGTACGACAGTTTTATAATCTCCTACATCTACCCCATTTATTTGGAGTTTGAGTTTTGTTCTTTGACCATCTGAAGTGTCTGCCATACCATTAGAAGTTGTGGAAACTAAGTATTTTATTGGGTGATTAAAGTTGAGTTCCTGGATTTTAGAAGCCGAGGCGATAGCTTTTTGAGTTTGTGTGATAAGCATGTTTTGTGGTGCGGAAGACAAAGCGGTACGCTCGTCGGTGTCGAGGTGAATGAATTGGGCATAAACTTCCGCATCAGATGTAGTGGTACCACCCCATGTAATTCGTAACTCAACGTCGTGGTATTGGAGTGCGATTAACGGTAAAGCCGACTGAGCATTTTCACAGAACGAAAATCGGAGTGGATAAAAACTTTTTGGTTTGATTGGTTCCTGTCTAGATTTAGAAGCTGTTTGGGATACAACTCTTTCTGCGTGTAATGCGGAAAATGTATAATCTTGTTCATCAATGACTTGTCCACCAATGAGAAGTTCAACTTTCGAAATATGATCAGACCAATCGGTAATGTTGCCGGCTCTGTTAGCAATGTAGACGTATCCGAGCATGTCACCCTTTCTTTCGAAGCGGACGGTGGACATACCATTGGCACTTGGGTTGCCCTGGATAACCTGTCTTTCGACAGTTTGGGCGAAATTCGTGTGACGTTTATAGTTAGATCTAAAGAAGGAAACTTCGGGTTGACCGACGAGGTGCGCGTCTTGTGCACCTATAGCAACGAGTTGAGCAATACCTCCAGACATGTTTTATATTATAGTAAGGTTTTATTTTTTTAAATTACGAAAACCCGATCGCATTCATGTAAATATTTCCGTAAAGGTTCGATAGGGTCATGAGTGCGTGTTTGTCTTGGGTGACTGAAACATCGGATGTCATGGCGGATGAAATATTTATATCACCCCACTCGCAAGTATAGGTATAACGATCTGTGCACCTGTTATGAGATTGGAACGCTCTTTGCAATGACATACAGTTAGTTAGACTTTATATAATGTACGTAAAAACGTGTACATTATATAAATAAATTTTAAATTAAACATTATCCGTGAACGTTTCGTACCCTTTTTTGAGTTCGGTGTATAGTTCTGATACTATGTTAATGTTTGAATCTACACTGACGTTAGAAACAGTAACAAGCTGATTTTCAATTGGCATTTTACCCTGAGTTTTTGCATCTTTAGTAACATGGTGATCGAAATAACCCTTTATGGTATACGCATTCGAATTTGAAGAAAGTTCAATAGTCGCTTGTTCTATATTATGACGTTTACGCATTCCGACGTAAAAACTAGGTAATTCTACGCCTGTATTATCAACTATTTTAGTTTGGTTAACTTGTATTCCCATTTTATATTTACTTTACTTTATAAATATATAATTATTTTAATTTTTAAACTCACTTAATTTATTTTCAAGTGCTTTTATTTTCGAGTTAAGTTCTTTTATAGCTTCTACAAATATACCTGCCATGTTCCCATACGCTATACCATACCCTAATTCTTCTGAACCAGATACAGCTTCTGGTAAAACTTCGAGTAATTCTTGGGCAACTAAACCCGTGTATGCTATACCATCTTTTTCATATGTGTATCCATTTATTTTTTCTATTTTAGAAACTGGATCTTCTATAGTTTTTAGATTTTTCTTCTTTCTAACATCTGAATATGCAGTTACGTTTCCAGTTGCATATATATCGCCTACAACATGGAGTTCATAAGATGGTGACGTTGTTGCTATACCCACTCTACCCGTAAAACCATCTATCATCATTCTCGAGTTAGACACACTCGCTTTATAAGATGAATTATTGCTTGACGTCGTTTCAACACAAAAGTGTAAATCCGCACGACTATAACTATTAACTGCATCTGCTATAATAGCACACTTAGGTTGGGCGGCTGGATCACCCGAATGTGGTGTTCCTAAATATAAAACTGCTCTATCCCCTATAGTGTCACTATACGCCTCTATATGCACATTAGATTCACCAGACGTGTTTCTATACACGTGTAATAATTGGTCCGGGTTTGATGTTCCTATACCAACGCTACCCGAATTATAGTATGCGAAACCTAAACCCGAGGTCCATACACTACTTCCACCAGAAACTGATGTCCACGTTGGTGCACTACCTGCTCCACTCGATGTAAGTACATGACCAGATGTTCCCGGACTCAGTTTACTGAGTGTATTTGATCCAGAAGCATAGAGTATATCACCTGTCGTGTAACTTGATATACCAGTCCCACCTCTATTAACTGGTAAAGTACCGCTTCCAAAGCTACCCGCATCTAAATCGTACAAACCTGAACCTGGACCACTAAAAAAAGCAGCACTTACTGTCGAACCCCTTATAGTACCCACGACTTCAAATTTATAGCTTGGACTGGTTGTTCCTATACCAACATTACCCGAATTGTAGTATATATTTGAACCCGAGGTTGTCCAAACACTACTTCCACCACCACTAAACGCTGTTCCGTTTTGGTAGAGCGTTCCCGTAAAGTTTATGTCACCATTGACTTCAAGTGTATAAGCTGGATTTGATGTTCCTATACCAACATTACCCGAATTGTAGAATAACTTTGAAGCACTCGCTTGTATCCAGGAAGTCGTCCAAATTGGTGGACTACCTGCTCCATCCGATGTG